GCTATACTAAGATTTAGACAGGGTGGTTTTATTACTACTCCTGATGACGATGAACAAGAACCAGTTTATAGAAGAAAAATGGAGTATTACTAATGGCAGAAAAAGGACAAATGATTTCAGACGCAGACATTGCAAAAATGAAAAGACTTTTATCAAGAAAAAATGAGGAAGGCAAAACTGTATCAGATGCAGACGTTGCCAGAATGAATGAGATGTTGGGTAAAGTTCAAACTAAAGAAATGGGTGGCGAAGTCATAGATATGACTAAGGCACAACCTGTCGGCATGATGGATGGTGGTAAAGTCAAGAAGATGAACATGGGTGGCGTAGTGCCAGGTCGTGGTGGTAAATTTAAAGGTATGAGATAGTGTCAGACGAAGCAGATAGAAGAAGAGCTTACGCAGAGTTAGCAGGAAGAGGGCAACCTGTCCCTGGCAAAAACTTTGGTAAGATAAAAGCTGGTAAGAGGGTTACAGATCCACCTCCAGTAAAACCTATTGATATGACTAAGATGAAACAGTTAAAGTTGTTCAAGGTAGGTGGTCTTGCATCTGCTGATCCTTTTGGAGATAAGAGAAGAAAAGAAGACGCTGCAGTTCTTAGAGCTATGAAAAAAACTGGTAGGTCTAAAAGGATAAAAACTAAGCCAGTAAAGATGACGATACAGAGTGCGAGCATAACAACACCAAGAGGTATGAATATACAAAAAAACATGATCATGCCTAAGATGATGAGCAAAGGTGGAGTTGTTAATATGACAAGATCAATAATGATTAACCCAGAGACAGGAGAGTAATATGAGAATGGATGAAGCTTTTAAAAACATGGAAAAAATGTTTAAAAGAAATTTTCCTTCACAAACAAAAGGCAAAGACAGTGCTGCTGTTAGAAAAATAATGCGTGAAATGGGTTATGGTTTTGGAACTGGTCTTAATAAAGAGATGAGAAAAAGTGGAGGCGTTTCTAAATTTAAAGGCGGTGGTTTAGCAGAGGCTATTGAAAAAGTCAAAGCTAAAGAAATGAAAGAAGGCGGTAATGTACCAAAGCCAAAAATGAGACCAAAAAAAGATCCATTTAGAGCTGATAAAACTGTAATACTCAATGAAGAATTTAGCAAAAGAGTAGCTAAAACAAATGAAGAAGCTATGAAAAAAGCTAAAAAGATGCAAGGTGGCGGTGAGGCAAAATTCGGAGGTAAATCAAGTATGAGATCAGCAAAAATAAATACACCAACTGGTAGAAGAATGATGGCAGAAATAAGAAAAATTATGCCAGGTGCTTCTGTTGATGAAGTTAAAAAATTTGGTTTGAAAGCTGGAATACTCAAGATGGAAAAAGGTGGTGAGGTTCCTGCTAAATTCAAAGGATTTTCAAAGTTACCTGAGTCTGTTCAACAAAAGATGAACCCAGATTTAGCTGAGAAGTTTGGCATGGGTGGTGATGTTAAAGCTAAAAAAAGTGGTAACATATGTCGTGGCAGAGGCATAGCAAGACAAGGAACTGGATTTACAATAAGGTAGTATCATGGCAATTGAAAAGGTAAATGGAGTTGAGAATATTGATGCACCTGAAGGTGTAACATCAATTGAAATAGAAGAAGCAGCGATTGCTCCTAACATAACAGAAATGGATGATGGATCCGTTGTAATAGGAGAGCTAGAAGAGCAAATAGCTCCTATCCAAGTGCCTTTCAATGCTAACTTAGCAGAATTTATGGATGAAGCTGATTTAGGTAGAATATCATCCGAACTTGTAGGAGAGATACAAGAAGATATAAACTCTCGCAAAGAATGGGAAGATCAATACAAAGGTGGTTTAGAACTACTCGGTATGAACTATGAAGACAGAGCTGAACCTTTTGAGGGTGCATCAGGTATAGTACATCCATTACTAGCTGAGTCTGTCACACAGTTTCAAGCACAAGCATATAGAGAATTACTACCAGCAGGTGGTCCTGTAAAGACAGCCATTATAGGACAAGAAACTCCTGAAATAGTAGCACAGGCTGAACGTGTAAAGAATTTTATGAATTATCAAATAACCTACGAGATGGAAGAATATGATCCAGAATTAGATCAGATGTTGTTTTATCTTCCAATCGTTGGCTCATCATTTAAAAAAGTTTATTTTGACCCATCGTTGCAGAGGGCTGTCTCAAAGTTTGTTCATGCAGAGGATCTTATAGTTCCTTACAATGCGACAGATTTAAAGACATCTACGAGGATTTGTCATGTTATTCGCATGGATTCGAATGAAGTAAGAAAGCTGCAACTATCTGGGTTTTACAAGGATATTGAATTACCTACATCTGACTCCGATGGAGTTGATTACAATGAGGTAAGAGAAACAATTAAAGATATTGAAGGCGTACATTCAGAGTCAAATTATAACGAAGAACTAACATTATATGAAATACACACCGATTTAGATCTGCCAGGTTTTGAAGATCAAAACCAAATGGGAGAAAACACTGGATTGAAAATGCCTTATATCGTTACAATCGTGGAGAAATCTGGTGAAGTATTATCGATCAAAAGGAATTTCAACGAAGCCGATCCGTTACGTAGTAAAATACCTTACTTTGTACACTATAAGTTTTTGCCTGGTCTTGGTTTTTATGGCTTTGGTCTTACACATATGATTGGAGGCTTATCAAGAGCTTCTACTTCAATATTAAGACAACTCATAGATGCTGGAACATTATCTAACCTTCCTGCTGGTTTTAAAGCAAGAGGTGCTAGGATAAGAGATGACGAAACACCTCTTAATCCTGGAGAGTTTAGAGATGTTGACATGGTTGGTATGGACCTACGTCAAGCTATTATGCCGTTACCATTTAAGGAACCGTCACAGACACTATATTCGCTTCTTGGAACATTAATAGATTCTGGTAGACGTTTTGCATCAATGGCTGACATGAAAGTCGGTGAGATGCAAGGCAATGCACCTGTAGGTACAACTATGGCGATTATGGAACGTGGCACAAAGGTAATGTCTGCGATACATAAGCGTCTACATTACTCACAAAAAGTAGAGTTTAAAATACTGTCAAGAATATTTGCTATGGGCACTCCAATGTATCCATATCAAGTACCAGGAGCACCGCCTGAGATCAAGCAATCTGACTTTGATCAAAGAATAGATGTTCTACCTGTGTCAGATCCAAACATATTTTCTATGTCACAACGTATTGCTTTGGCACAAACACAACTGCAGTTGGCACAAAGTAATCCAGAGATACATGGACCTAACGGCATGTATCAAGCTTATAGAAAAATGTATGAGGCATTAGGTGTAACAAATATAGATGCCATATTGCAACCACCACCACAACCAATGCCAATGAACCCCGCAAAAGAAAATCAAGAGGCATTAAGAGGTGCAAGATTGCAGGCATTTCCAGAACAAAATCATCAGGCACATATTTCCGCACATTTAGCTATGATTGCCACACCAATTGCACAGTCAAACGCAGCAATCGTAATGACATTGCAAGGTCATATTTCTGAACATATTGCTATGATGTCTGAGATTCAAGCTCAACAAGAGATTACAGCTAACATGACACCAGAGGATCAAGCTATGATGCAACAAGATCCTAACATGATGCAACAAATGCAAGCACAGGTAGCTTCAAGAGCTTCAGAAATAGCTGGTGAAATAAGTGAGCAATATGCACAGTCAATTACACCACCTCCAACTGAAGATCCGTTAGTATCTATAAGAAAGCAGGAGTTGGCAATCAGAGGACAAGAAGTGGCTCAAAAACAACAACAATTTGAAGTTGAGCAACAATTTAAAAAAGAAAAAGAAAGAAATGATGTTTTACTTGATCAGCAAAGACTTGATCAACAAGAAGAAATAGCAAATCAAAACGATCAAACAAAAAGAGACATAGCTGCTCTTAAAGAAATGAAAGGATAAATTATGTCAAGTTCTGTTAGAGAAAAGATTTATGCAGTTGAAAAACAAAAGAAAATAAAAAGAAGACTTGCAAAGGAGGGAATTGTAGATGCCATTGAAGAAAGGATCGAGCCAGAAAACAATCAGCAAGAATATTCGCAAGTTGAAGAAGGAGAACTATCCACAGAAACAAGCGATAGCGATAGCGTTGTCGAAAGCGGGAAAGTCAAAGCGAAAATCAACAAGCCAAAAAAGAAAGCTAAAAAAGCCACAAAAAAAGAGTAGTGGTGGTATGATAAAGAAATTTTCACCAATAGCCAAACCACAAAGGTTCCAAGGCGTATTTTAATGGAGTTAAACTATAGATCCAGCAACAATATCATTAGCCGTAGGCGTAGCTTCTAAAGCTTTTGACGCAATCAAGAAGGGATTTGCCGTAGGTCGTGATATAGAACAAATGTCTGGAGATATAGGACGTTGGATGGGAGCTGTGTCTGATGTTGACAATGCTGAGAAACAAGCTAAGAATCCTCCCCTGTTTGGTAAGTTGTTCAAAGCTGGTTCAATTGAGGAAGCAGCTCTCGCTGCTTATGCAGCCAAGAAGAAACTTGAGGAACAAAGGTACGAACTCAAGATGTTTCTAAATATGACTTATGGTCCACAAGCTTATAATGATCTTTTAGCAATGGAAGGTCAGATTAGAAAGCAACGTCAGGAAACCGTTTACAAACAACAACAATTAAGAAGACAAATAGGCGAAGCAATTGGTTGGCTTGTTTGTGCACTTATAATAGGAGCGTTTGCAGTTTTAATCGCAAGTATTTGGGTTAAACGTGCAAAAGGTGATTATAAATTTATTCCAAGAGATTACACTTTGCAACAAAAGGTATGGCAGGGTAAAATTAAAAAAAAAAGTACACAACGTGTAGGTTAAAGAAAAGAATTACATCAAAGTTTACAAATAAAAAGGCATGTATATATCAAGGGGGTAATAAAACTTTTACAATGATGATAGAAACTTGGTGTCCCAAAAAATATAAATGTTTATATGACCCAAATGGCGAGGAACCAGATATTGATAAGGTCATGGAAAGTTTGAGGAGCATAGGAAAAAAATGACAGAAGAAAAGAAAAAACCAATAGATATTAAAATTGATGAAAATAGTTTTGAGTTATCTTTAAGAATATTAAGTAATGAATTTGTTGCAATAAAGATTGGTTCAACAAATTTTTCTGGTAAACTAATAGCAGGTGGAATTTTATTATTATTCTTTACTTTGATTTTATTGGAGGGCTTTGGTTTGAATGAGCTATTAATGCAATGAATTTTGAAACATTTTTAAAATGGAAGATATTGCCGAGATTTATGATGCTCGCTAGTACAATCATGTCATGGAGATGTGCAGAATGGTTTATGGATTTATCTGAGCCTACAATGCAACAATCAGCTTTTGTATCTGTGGTTATGGGTGTAATGACAGGTATTTTTGGTATATGGATGGGACACGAACATAAGGGAGATAATTATGGCAATAGCACCAAAGAAAAAAAGTAAAATAAAAAAAGTTATTA